GATCTGGTCTATGCGCTTGGTGCGCGATACCGGGCTGGCGCGACATTTGTGATGAATTCCAAGACCGCAGGCGCGGTGCGCAAGATGAAGGATGCCGATGGCCGGTTCCTGTGGGCCGATGGGCTGGCGGCGGGGGAGCCTGCGCGTCTGATGGGGTATCCGGTGCTGATTGCCGAAGACATGCCCGATATCGCCGCCGACGCGGTGGCGATTGCCTTTGGCGATTTCGGTGCGGGTTACACCATTGCCGAACGCCCGGACCTGCGGGTTCTGCGTGACCCGTTCAGCGCCAAGCCCCATGTCTTGTTCTATGCCACCAAGCGTGTCGGCGGCGATGTGACCGACCATGCAGCGATCAAGTTGCTGAAGTTCGGCATCGCCTGAGCGGACCGGCGGATCCCGTTCCCGGCATGAGGGCCGGGGACGGGCGGGGCGGTGGCTTTGTCGGCGCAATCCAGCTGCGTATCTCTCTGCCCGAGCGGCGCTGCGGGGCTGCTGCCCCATCATTGAACAGGCAGGTTTTCACTGGAGATGATATTATGATGATGGTCGAACTGACCTCGGTTGCCAGCGCGGTATTGCCGGTTGACGAATTGGCAGATCACCTGCGGCTGGCGCAAGGATTTGCGGATGACGGCAACCTCGACAGCCAGTTGGAAAGCTGTTTGCGGGCAGCCCTTTCGGCCATCGAGGCGCGGGTGGGCAAGGCATTGTTCCAGCGCCGCTTTGCCCTGAGCCTGAATGCCTGGCAGTCGGACGTCAGCCATGTTCTGCCGATTGCCCCGGTGCAGGCGATCGAGAGCGTCAAGATCGTGTCGCGTGCGGGGATCGAGACGCTGGTTGATGCCGCGCGCTTTACCCTGCGGCCCGATGCGCAGCGCCCGATGATCGTGGCTGTGGCGGGATCATTGCCGAACCCGGCGCAGGGTGGTGGCATAGAGATCGAATTTGTCGCCGGATATGCCGCCGACTGGGTGGGCCTGCCCGCCGATCTGCGGCAGGCGGTTCTGATCCAGGCGGCGCAGTTTTATGGGCAGGACAGCGCGACGGATACCGGAATTGCCTTTGCGGTATCGGTGCTGCTGGAGCCTTACCGGGCGATCCGCCTGCGGGGAGGGGCCAGATGAGCCGCCCGCAGATGACCCGCAAGCTGGTGCTGGAGACACCTGGGCGGGTGCCGGACGGCGCGGGCGGATATACCCAGACATGGACGGCTTTGGGCATCGTCTGGGCCGAAGTTCTGCCCCGCACCGCACGCGAGGATAGCGCAGCGTCGCGGCTGGGTTTGAAAATCACCCTGCGTGCCGCGCCGCAGGGTGCGCCGTCGCGGCCCACGCCGCAACAGCGGTTCCGGGACGGCGCGCGGCTTTACCTGATTGAGGCGGTGACGGAGGCGGACCCCACGGGTCGCTTCCTGACCTGTTTTGCCATCGAGGAGACGGGCGCATGAGTTACGGAGCGACGGCGGCCTTGCAGCAGGCGGTGTTTGCGCGGCTGACATCGGACCCGCCGGTGACGGCGTTGGTGGGCAGTCACATCTATGACGCGCTGCCCGAAGGGCCGGTGCCGGAGATGTATCTGAGCATCGGGCCGGAGGCGGTGCGCGACAGATCGGACAAGACCGGATCGGGCGCGCTGCATGATTTTGCGGTGACGGTGATCAGCGATGCGGCGGGGTTCAGCACAGCCAAGCAGGTTGCGGCGGCGGTGTCGGATGCCCTGACTGGGGGCGGTATCGCCTTGAGCCGGGGTGTTCTGGTGAGCCTGAATTTCCTGCGTGCGCGTGCCCGCAGGGTTGGATCGGGGCGGCAGATCGAGATCTGGTTCCGCGCCCGCGTGGATGATGAAATTGCGTGAATTTACCGCGCAACCCACTGACATAATGGGAGACGATGATGACGGCGCAAAACGGTAAGGACCTGTTGGTCAAGGTGGACCTGGACGGTCAGGGGGTATTTCAGACGATGGCGGGCCTGCGGGCCACACGGCTGAGTTTCAACGCGGAATCGGTGGATGTGACCAGCCTGGAATCCACCGGTGGCTGGCGCGAGTTGCTGAAGGGCGCGGGCGTCAAATCGGCGGCGATTGCCGGGTCAGGCATTTTTCGGGATGCCAATACGGATGAACGTGCGCGCCAGATCTTTTTTGACGGCGATGTGCCGGATTTTCAGGTGATCATCCCCGATTTTGGCACGGTGGAGGGGGCGTTTCAGATCACGTCCATCGAATATGCGGGCACCCATGATGGCGAGGCGACATACGAGATCGCCATGGCCAGTGCCGGTGCGCTGACCTTTACGGCGATGTGAGCGATGGCGAACCCCTACACGGGCGAAGTGGCGCTGACGCTGGATGGTGAGCGGCGGGTGGCCAAGTTGACGCTTGGGGCGCTGGCCGAGCTGGAGGCCCGGATGGAGGCCGACAGCCTGACCGATCTGGTGGCGCGCTTCGAGGGTGACCGGCTGCGCGCGCGCGATGTGCTGGCGTTGATCTGTGCCGGGTTGCGGGGGGGCGGCTGGGACGGCGATTTGCCTGATCTGCTGCGGGCGGAGATCACCGGTGGACCGCTGGAGGCCGCGCGCGTCGCCGCGCGGCTTTTGGCGCTGGCGTTTCAGCCGCCCCGATGAGCGGCGGTTTCGATTGGCCCGCGTTGATGCGGGCCGGGATGCAGGGGCTTGGCCTGCGACCCGACCGGTTCTGGGCGCTGACGCCTGCGGAACTGTTGCTGATGCTGGGCGAGGGGCATGGCCCCGCACCCATGGGACGGGCGGGGCTTGAGGCCCTGGCCGCCCGTTTCCCCGATGCAGGTGTGAAGGAGACCGGGCATGACCCAGATTGATGACGGGATCGACGGGCTGGAGGCGCAGCTTGCCGATCTGGAGACCACGCTTGGTAATGCAGCGGGGATGGCGGCGGCGTTCCAGACCGAGCTGCGCGGGATGCAGGGCAGCCTGGTTTATACGGGCCGCGAGGTGCAGGGCATGAGCCGGGCCATCGGCGGCGGATTGCGGCGCGCGTTCGACGGGGCGATCTTTGACGGGATGCGCCTGTCGGATGCGTTGCGGACCGTGGCGCAAAGCATGATCGACGCGGCTTATAATACCGCGATGCGACCCGTGCAGAATGCCCTCGGCAGCGCATTGTCAAGCGGGATCAACGGGTTGATGAGCAATCTTTTACCATTCGAGAAGGGCGGCGCGATTGCGCAAGGCCGGGTGATGCCCTTTGCCCGTGGCGGTGTGGTGAACGGCCCCACGACATTTCCGATGCGGGGTGGGACCGGGTTGATGGGCGAGGCGGGCCCCGAGGCGATCATGCCCTTGCGCCGTGGCCCGGATGGCAAGCTGGGCGTGGCGGCGGCGGGCGGCGGCGGCGTCACGATCAACATGAATATCCAGACGCCGGATGTGCAGGGGTTCCAGCGCAGCCAGAGCCAGATCGCCGCGCAGTTGAGCCGCGCGATGGCGCGCGGACAGCGCAACCGTTGAGGAAGGCAGGGACCAATGGGATTTCACGATATCAGGTTTCCGGCGAACTTGAGCTTTGGCTCAATCGGCGGGCCGGAGCGGCGCACCGATGTGGTGACGCTGACCAATGGCTATGAGGAGCGCAACACGCCCTGGCTGCATTCGCGCCGTCGCTATGACGCGGGGGTGGCGATGCGCAGTCTGGATGATATCGCCACGCTGATTGCGTTCTTCGAGGCGCGGCGTGGGCAGCTTTACGGGTTCCGCTGGAAGGATTGGGCGGATTACAAAAGCTGCGCGCCATCAGCGGAGATCGGGTTTCGGGATCAGCGGATCGGCACCGGCGACGGGGAGACGGTGACGTTTGCGCTGTCGAAGGTCTATCGTTCCGGGCTGCAGGATTATCAGCGCCCGATCAGCAAGCCCGTGGCAGGCACGGTCAGGGCGGGCATTTCGGTTGATGAACAGGTGGAAGGTGTGCATTTCAGCGTTGATGCGGCGCGGGGGACCATCACCTTCGACACGGCCCCTGAGGCGGGGGACGAGATTACCGCAGGCTTTGCGTTCGACGTGCCGGTGCGGTTCGGCACGGATGTGATCCAGACCAGCGTGGCGAGTTTTCAGGCAGGCGAAGTGCCCAATGTGCCGATCCTGGAGTTGCGGGTATGAGCGCGGTGGGCGCGCTTGACGCGCATCTGGCCACCGGGGCCACGGGTGTTGCGAGATGCTGGCGGCTGATCCGGCGTGACGGTGTCAGCCACGGCTTTACCGATCATGATTGCGATCTGGTGATCGACGGTGTGACGTTTCGGGCAGATACCGGTCTGACGGCGGCGGCGTTGAGCCAGACCACCGGTCTGGCCGTGGATAATACCGAGGCGATTGGTGCCCTGAGCGATGCGGCCATCACCGAGGCCGATATCATGGCGGGGCGCTATGACGGGGCGGAGGTCGAGGCCTGGCTGGTGCAATGGGCCGCGCCCCAGAACCGCGTATTGCAGTTTCGCGGATCCTTGGGGGAACTGACGCGGGCCAATGGTGCGTTTTCGGCAGAGCTGCGGGGATTGTCCGAACAGATGAACCAGCCGCATGGGCGGATTTATCAAAAGCAATGCAGCGCGGTGTTGGGCGATGCGGCTTGCGGGTTCGACCTGTCGGCGGCGGGGTATTTTGCGGAAGGCGCAGCCACGGTCGTTGAGAATGGGCGGGTCTTTATCT